TGGTGTACCAACATTGGTGATGCTTGACGAAAACATTGAAGTCAAACGTTTGGTCGGTTCCAAGACCGTGAATGAATTACAATCATGGGCATTACAAAATGACTAAGAAGAAGAATGACATTATGAGCGAGCGCACCTCGTTCAAACCTTTTAACTACGCTTGGGCCTATGATGCATGGTTGCAACATGAACAGGCACATTGGTTGCACACAGAAGTGCCAATGCTTGAAGACGTTAAAGACTGGAAGAATAAGTTAACCAAAGAAGAAAAACAATTCTTAACACATATCTTCCGTTTCTTCACACAAGGCGACATTGACGTTGCAGGTGGTTATGTAAAGAACTATCTACCATACTTCCCTCAACCAGAGATTCGTATGATGTTGATGGGTTTTGCGGCTCGTGAAGCATTGCACATTGCTGCATATAGTCACTTGATTGAAACATTGGGTCTACCTGATACCACATACAACCAATTCTTGGAGTATGAGGCGATGAAAGACAAGCACGACTATGTGTTGGACATTTCAGGTCAGAACACAACCAAAGAAAACACCGCAACACACATTGCTGTATTCTCCGCCTTTACTGAAGGTATGCAGTTGTTCTCCTCATTCATTATGTTGCTGAACTTCCCACGTACAGGCAAGATGAAAGGTATGGGTCAAATCGTTACTTGGTCTATCGTTGATGAAACGATGCACGCCGAGAACATGATTAAGTTGTTCCGTACATACATTGAAGAAAACAAAGAGATTTGGAATGATGACCTAAAAGGCCGCATATATACAATCGCAGAGAGAATGGTTGAACTAGAAGACAAGTTCATTGACCTTGCGTTTGATATGGGTGCAATGGAAGGTTTGACCAGTGAAGATGTGAAGAAGTATATTCGTTACATTGCTGACCGCAGATTGATTAGCCTTGGGCTCAAGGGTATTTTCAAGGTCAAGAAGAACCCACTACCATGGGTTGAAGAAATGATTAACGCACCTATTCACGGCAATTTCTTTGAGAACAGAGTTACAGACTATGCAAAAGGCGCATTAGAAGGTAACTGGAATGAAGTTTGGGCCAAAGAATAATAAAGGATACAATGAAGAAATTACTATTACTATTGGCCTTGGTGCCATTATTTGCATTAGCACAAGGTAAACAAAAGGAAGGTGTCACGTATGATGCGGTTTTAACCCGTGTTGTAGACGGTGACACCGTTGCATTTCAAGCCAACTTCTTGCCTGACCCACTTAAAAAGGAACTGTCAATCCGAGTATTCGGAGTGGACACTCCAGAAAAAGGATTCAGAGCCAAGTGTGAGAGTGAAAATGCAAGAGGACAAGCAGCAACCGCTTTCACCAAACAACAAATCAACGCTTCAACTAAACGACAGGTTGTCCTCATGGATTGGGACAAGTACGGTGGTCGTGTATTGGGTGATGTATTACTAGATGGTAAGTCTCTACGTCAGATGCTTATTCAACAAGGTTTTGCCAGAGAATACTACGGCGAAGCCAAAACCTCATGGTGTGAATAATGGCTAGTCTGTCACACCAATGTGATAACTGCGATTCAAAATTCACAATCAAGTACGATATTGAAAAATGTGAAGATGACCCTCATTTCTGTCCATTCTGCTCCGAATATATACTGGAGACAGATGAAACAGAAGATGAAGGTGATTGAGTGTGGTTATACAATAATTTAGAGTTTACAGAAGACATGATTGGTGATTCATTCGGATTCATATATGAAATCACCAATCTGCTCGACAACCGCAAGTATGTGGGGAAGAAATTCTTCACACGAGCCGGAACAAAACAAATCAAAGGCAAAAAGAAAAAGGTTCGCCTCTCGTCAGGGTGGGAGAACTATTGGTCTTCATCTAAAGAATTACAGGAAGATGTAAAGAAATTAGGTGAGGCCAACTTCGTGCGTAAGATATTGTACCTGTGCAAAAGCAGGTCGGAGTGTTCATACAGAGAAACTAAGGAGATATTCATTAGGGATGCACTATTAACAACGGACTACTATAACAGTTGGGTATCTTGTAAGATTCACAAGGCCCACGTTCTAAACAAATTATGAAATATTGTAAAGAAAACGATTCGTTACCAAAAAAGAGGAAGTCCATGGCACGAAAATCAGCAGCCAATACCGCAATTGTAGTTGAGCGAGAAAAGATTGCGGCGAAACCAACCAATCACCTCAAACTGAGGCTTGATGACTTACAAACATTCTCCCCACTTACAGAAAACCAGAAACTATTCTTTGACGCATACAAGAGAGGCGATTACTTTGTAGCACTACACGGTGTTGCAGGTACAGGTAAAACCTTCTGTGCATTGTATAAGGCCATTGAAGAGGTTATGGACAAATCTAACCCATTCAACAAAATCATTGTTGTTCGTTCTGCGGTGCAAGGCCGTGAGATTGGTCACCTGCCAGGTGATGTAAACGAAAAGATGGATATCTACCAACAACCATATCGTCAAATCTGCCACACATTGTTTGGTCGACCAGATGCATGGGATAGGTTAGAAGAACAACACCACATTCAATTCATTTCGACCTCGTTCATTCGTGGTATGTCCTTTGATGATGCTATCATTATCGTGGATGAAATGCAAAACTTAACGTATGAAGAAATTGATACCGTTATGACCCGTGTTGGTTACCGTTCTAAGATTATCTGGTGTGGTGACTACAGACAAACCGACTTGAATAAGAAAAAGAATGATATGTCAGGCATTTTGAAGTTCTTTGAGATTGCCGACTTGATGGGCTCATTCACACGTATTGAATTTACCCCTGATGATATCGTCCGTTCTTCCCTTGTTAAAGAGTACATTCTTGCCAAGATTAAGTATGACGACAGTTTTTCGTGATGTGAAATAGACTAGGCATTCTAGTGATTTGCTGTTGCATTGCAACATATTTGTGATATATAATAGGACAGGCGCTCAAATCGAGGCCTGTTCTATTTTTTTAATCGTCTAAGGAGATTACCATGACAACAAAAACCACACCACTATTCCAATTGAACTCTATCGTTGACCAAGTTCAGGATGCACAGAGCAAAGTTATCGAGACAGTCGTTTTGAATGACAAACTTGCATCACCATTGAAACAATTGGTAGAAGCACAACGCACATTCACTAAAGAATTCAACCGCTCTACATTTGAAGCATTTGAATACTTCACATCAGCCGCAAAATCTGCCGTTGAGAAAGTAACAAAGGCGGCCTAATATGTCAAACGGTTTAGATGCGTTAAGCGGGGTAGAAACCCCAAGTCTAACAGATTTTTGGAATTGGGTAAAGCAGTCATTTCAACCATCATACAGAAAAGAAATTGAGGCCTATCTGGCCGATTCTGTAGATGCTGCTGATGTTGAGCGTAGAATCAGGTTACTACAACAAAGAGGAATGATATGATTCAGAAAGTCATGCATTTCCTATATGCCATCGGTGAAGCAAGATACAAGTATCACCGTAAGTTAGGCTATAGAACCTGGTATTAAATGATGACCGATAGGATTCTGACCTCATACATAGTGGTATGAAAAAAGAACCCCTATCGGTATCAATCAAAAACATATTAAGACTTGATATCACAAAGAACACCAAGTCTTGGGAACCAGTCATGCGGAACGACTGGATTATTCAATTTTCCGTATATAAAAAGAACATCCTTCTGGTGTTCATATCCAATTATACTGGCCAAACCATCATCCGATACTTCGGTGATGAAGACGAGGCGTGCCAATTTATCAATATGGTTATCAGTACAGACCCCACCCATGAATTGCTATTATAAATAGACCATTAGATTATTTCATAGAGAGACAACATGGCACTTTCAAAAATTACACAGAATTCTACCTCTTTTGGTACGGATACTGGTTCACTACAAATTCCATCAGGAACAACAGCCCAACGACCAGCCTCACCCACAAATGGTTACGTTAGATTTAACACAACATTAGGTTTTCCTGAATGGTATAGTTCATCTACTGGCCAATGGTCATTATTTGCGAGAGATTCTGGTTATGCAATCGAATATCTTGTTGTTGCAGGCGGTGGCGGCGGAGGAACACAACCTCGTGGCGGTGGCGGCGGTGCTGGCGGCTTAGTTTATGGTACTGCCAACATGGTAACAGGAACATCATATAGTGTAGTTGTTGGTGCGGGTGGTGGACTACGTGGACAAGGCGGTAATTCATCATTCACTCTAGCGAGTGTTACTGCAATCGGCGGAGGCGCTGGTGGAACATATACTACACCAGCCCCAACCGCTGGCGGTTCTGGCGGCGGTGGTTCCGCAGCTCATTCTGGAGCAGCCGGTACTGCTGGACAAGGTAATGCTGGTGGAGCTGGTTCAACAGGAACGTATGATGCAGGCGGCGGTGGCGGCGGCGCAGGTGCAGTCGGTGGTAACCATTCTGGTGGTAGTTACGGTGGCACTGGTGGTGCTGGTGTTAGTACATACAGCGCTTGGGGTGCTGCAACAACAACAGGACAAAATTCTAATGGCACCTATTATTATGCAGGCGGTGGCGGCGGTGCTACAGGTTCCGGCCCTATTGCTTATAGAGGCGCCGGCGGTGTTGGTGGTGGTGGCAATGGTGCGTATAATGC